GGAAAAGGTTTATCACATCTATGCAAAAAAAGAGTGTTTATATAACAACTTATCTGAGGAACAATTTAATAATACATGGGAAACCCTCAAGGGAATGGTTGGTCTAATGAAGACTGATTATAAACTTGAGGATTTATCATATGAGGAATGTTATCGCACCCTTGGAGTAAGTTCGGATAATACGACAGAACCCGTTGGTGAAGATTCATATTGACATAGCATACATATACTGTTAAACTGACATTGTAGTGATTTCAAACTAATGGCAAAAGGATTTACTATTAAGGCAAATGCCCCCACTAAGAAGAAGAAAGAAGAGTGGGACATTGCAGCAATTAAAGAAAGGATGAAAGGTAAGACAATTGTATTTTGTCTTCCTGGTCGTGGATGTTCTTTTATCTTCTTGAAGAACTTTGTACAACTGTGCTTTGATATGGTACAGAATGGAATGAGTATTCAGATCAGTCAAGATTACTCTTCTATGGTTAACTTTGCACGTTGTAAGTGTCTGGGTGCAAATGTACTTCGTGGACCTAACCAAATTCCTTGGGATGGTAAACTGAAGTATGACTATCAACTGTGGATTGACTCAGATATTGTATTTGATACCAATAAGTTCTGGCAACTGTGTGACCTTGCGATTTCGGAAGATGGCACAGAACGTGAAATCACTGCTGGTTGGTATGCCACTGAAGATGGACACACAACTTCTGTCGCACACTGGTTGGAAGAGGATGATTTCCGTAAGAATGGTGGAGTGATGAATCACGAAACTGTCGAATCCATTTCCAAACGTAAGAAACCATTTACTGTTGACTACACTGGTTTTGGATGGGTATTGATCAAGAACGGTGTCTTTGAGAATCTGGAATATCCTTGGTTTGCTCCTAAGATGCAAGTCTTTGAGAGTGGAAATGTACAGGACATGTG